TACGATCAGAAAATCGATAGCGTATCGGCTTTAATGGATGCTTGGATATCTTATAAATCTAATAAAGATTTGTTTGAGTAAATTAACTAGGAGGGAAAGGATATAAAATATGGATAATAATCAAAAAGCCCTTTCGCATTTTGGAGTACCTGGAATGCGATGGGGACAAAGACAGGCAGCAAGTTACGACAAAAAAATTACCAGAGTGAAGGCAAAAGCTCAGAAAATGGATGCTAAAGGTAAGACCGAAAAAGCTAAAGAACTTAGAGGAAATGTTAAAATTTATCAGAAAAGAAAGGAAAACTCTAAAGAAGTTGCTAAACTTGGAGAACAAATTCGAAAGGGCTCAACATTTATGGACAAGTTAACTGGCCAGGACATCGATAGAATGAACGTTGTACTTTCAAAAGGGAAGTATACAAGAGGCGAAATACTTGTTTCTGATATATTTGGTAATAGTGGTGAAACCATGAATGCTCTTATTAATGAAAAAGTAATTAATGGTTAAATAATAAAATAGAAGGAGAAATTAAAAACGGAACAGTTTCCGAATCTTACAGAAGAAGAAAAAAATGCTCTTAATCAGATTTCCCAGCAGAGAGATCCCGATGTAAAACTTGGGGATATTCTCGATGCACTTATCACAGTAGTTGTTGGTGGACCACAGTAAAATATTAAATAGAAGGAGAATAAATAATGAATCAGATTTCAAACGCAGAAAAGAAACTTTTCAACAATCTTTCCCAGCAAAGAGATCCGGATGTTTTACTTGGCGACACAATTGCCGCAATTATTACAGCTGGAAACGATGCCAACCTATTGATCGAGGCTGGAACTCCGGTTAATGCCGTATCAGCGACAAACACCTTGACTCTTACTGGTGTTGTCGTTCATGGAGAGGTAGTAGAAATTGGAGAAGATACGTACCAGTTTGCCGCAGATGCTTTGCAGACAGTAACAAGGCCGGAATTTATCGCTGTTGATATTGAGGCTAATACCACAAAATCTGCCGGGGAATTAACTATGGATACTCAGCCTCTTGCTGGCAATACGGTTACCATAGGTACTAAAGTATACACTTTTGTTCCAGTTGGGACAGATAATGCTGACGGTGAAGTATCGGTTGGTGTTGATCTCGCTGCTGCAAAGGTAAATCTAGTTGCCGCTATCAATGGTACCGATGGTATTAGCACTGCTCATCCTTTGGTAAGTGCTGCTGAATTTGTGGCCGATGCTTGTGCTATTACAGCACTTATAGGCGGTGTTGCTGGCGATGCCATAGCCACAACAGAAACTTTTACAGCTGCGACAAATATATTTGCCGATGTTGTTTTAGCTGCTGGTGCAGATTGTACTGCTGCAAATGCTATCCTTGCTCTTGTTGCCGCCATTACAGCCTCTGACACACAGGGTGTCGGCGCTGCTGATGGTGCTGGCGATACTGTAGTTCTAACCTCAGATCTTGGCGGAGTTGCCGCAAATGAAATTACTCTCAAAACCGATATGGCCAACGCAACGTTCACTGGCGGACTTACCGAAACCGAAATGGCTGGTGGAGTCGATGGTACCGTTGCTGTTGGGATGAAATTTCTTGTTGACGCTACATATTTATATGTGTGTTTGGCTGGTAACACAATAGCTCAGAAGAATTGGCGCCGTGTTTCTCTTGGCTCAGCTTTCTAATTGATTTGCTCTTATAACAATTCAAATTTAAGAAAGGAGCGAATAGATGCCTGAAACTATAGGTAATAGATTAAAGCACGCATGGAATGCGTTTAGAAGTAGAGATTCTACCGTTGATCGTTCGGCACTTGGAAGTAGTTCCTTTCGTCGTCAAGATAAAACGCGCTTGCGTGTAACAAATGAAAGATCAATTATTATATCCGTTTATAATCGAATAGCATTGGATGTAGCTTCAATACCAATTCAACATGTTAGGCTAGACCAAAATGGAAGATTTGAAGAGACGATGGACTCTGGATTAAACTATATTTTAACTCAGGAAGCAAACATTGATCAGACAGCTAGATCATTTATTCAGGATGTTGTTATGTCGATGTTTGATGAGGGGGTTGTTGCTATTGTGCCGGTAGATACCACGTCTGATCCAAAAGTGTCTGGTGCTTTCGATATTAACAGTGTACGAACCGGTCGAATTCTAGAATGGTTTCCAAAAAGTGTCAGAGTAAAAGTTTACAACGATAATACCGGATTGCCAGAGGAATTAATACTTCCAAAAAGTAGTATTGGTATTATAGAAAATCCATTATACGCCATAATGAACGAGCCCAATGGTACTTTAAAAAGGCTAATTAGAAAATTAGCTATTTTAGATTCCATTGACGAGCAGAGTGGATCTGGTAAGTTGGATCTAATAATCCAGTTGCCATATGTCATAAAAACACCCTTGAGAAAAGAACAGGCAGAAGCACGAAGGAAAGATATTGAGGTTCAGCTATCTGGATCAAAGTATGGTATTGCATATACCGATGGAACGGAAAAAATAACACAACTAAATCGCCCAGCCGAGAATAATCTGATGAAACAAGTCGAGTATCTAACGAGTATGCTTTTTAGCCAGTTAGGATTAACCGAGGAAGTTTTTAATGGTAAAGCCGACGAAGCAACTATGTTGAATTATTTTAATAGGACGGTAATTCCAGTAATTATGGTTATCATCGATGAATGTAAACGCAAATTCTTGACTAAGACTGCTCGAAGTCAAAAACAATCGATCATGTATTTCAGGGATGCATTTAGCTTTGTTCCGGCGACAACGCTTGCTGATATTGCTGATAAGTTTACAAGAAATGAGATCCTGTCATCTAATGAATTTAGAGCTGTTATAGGATATAGACCATCAAAAGATCCGAAAGCGGATCAACTTACCAACAAAAATATAGCAAGCCCGACGGCTCCCGAGTCAACCGCACCTGTTTTACAGAAAAAAGAATTAGAAAAGGAGAAAATATCAAATGAAAATCCCGAAATTTGATTTTAGTGGTTATGCTACTAAAAGCGGCCTTAAGTGCACAGATGGGCGTGTTATTCTGAAGGATGCGTTTAAACATCAGGATGGATTAACCGTTCCTCTGGTATGGCAGCATCTTCACAATGAGCCAGGAAATATTCTGGGCCATGCTGTTCTCGAGAATAGAGAAGATGGTGTGTATTGTTATGGTATATTTAACAATACGACAGCTGCACAGGAAGCGAAAGAATTGGTCGCCCATGGCGATATTTCGTCACTTTCAATATACGCCAATCAGCTTCAGGAGCAGGTAAAAAAGGTTATGCATGGAGTGATCCGAGAAGTTAGCCTTGTTCTTTCCGGAGCAAACCCTGGAGCAACGATCGATAATATATCTTTTGCCCATGGCGATGGATCTATGAGCGAGGACGATTCTGAGGTTATTATCAGGATGGGTCTCGAACTTAGCCATGCTGACGAGGCTAAAGATGAGGAAAAAACAATCGCTGATGTGTTCAACGATTTTACCGAAGATCAGAAAACTGTTGTTTATGCGCTTATTGGTCAGGCATTGGAAGACCAGGAGGCAAAACATTCTGATACGACCCCTACCACGGATCTTCAACATGAAGAAAAACCAGCATCCTCTGATGAAAAGACTATAAAGGATGTCTTTGACAGTATGACCGAAGAACAGAAAAAAGTAGTCTACTACATGATCGGAATGGCCTTAGATGGCGAGGAAGATGGTGGAGAAGATAAAG